CATGCTGTGCGCCTGTGGGAATAGTATATCGTGTTGTTCCAGCAGACAATGTTTCTGTTTGAGTAGCATGACTAAATGGCCAACCAAACTCACGTTGATTAATATAATTTATGGCATCATTTACAGCGTTCTTACATTGTGTTTGAAATCCTCTTGAGTTAGCAAAATTACTTGAAGTTAATTCAACCTCATTCATTCTTGCAAGAACTTCGTTTGTAATACCTATGTAATCGTATGCCATCGTAAACCCTATCTAGTAAAAGGGGCAAGTTTCCCTGCCCCTCATATAACTATTTAAGCGAGTGTATCCCTATCTACCTCATCGGCAGTCATCGAACCAGTGTCACTAATATCCATTAACACAGCATACAATCTGATTTTACCACCAGTTGTTGTGCCTGTTTGTGTTTGGATTTCAATGTCAAGAGTATCGGATGTTCCACCAACAACGACAGGAGCAAAGTTGTCATCAGCTGGACTTGAAAAGTCGCCAACAGATGCAGCGTCAAAATCAAAGCCGTCAACAAAGTTGTCAAGGTTGCCACCTGTAATACCTAAATCTAACGTACAGTCAGTTGAAGTACCAGCGTGAGCTTCAGTTACTTCAAAGCCTGCATGTAAAATCGCAGTTTTAGCAGGAACGGTTAAACCCGGAATAACATCACCTGCAGCTAAAGCAGTACCTTTATCTGTTACAGCAGTTGCGAAATTAATCTCATGCTGTACCATGTAAGGTTGCCTACCTCGTGCCATATTACCTCTTGCTACAGAGGTTGTATTATCACCTAATGCCATAATTCAATCTCCTTTTATACGAGGTTATAACGTGCAGAAACCAAGGCTTCAGGTCGCAGAATTTTACGTCCATACAAATGCATGCCACGCACAATGTCTGCAAACGAATCTGGGTCACGATACGTTTCGGTTTTGTTAATTTGCTCGGCAGTAGCTACTGCGGAGTCATGACCAGCAACAATGATACCAAAGTTGGAAGAGTTAGTTCCACCAGTAGTAGCAGGACCAGTACCGATTGATGGTAGGTTGTTAGAAGAAAATACACGGAAACCATGTAGATTACCAATAACTTCGCCACTTCTCAATCCACCTGCTTGTCCATAGTCTTGATTAAATAGACGAGAATCCTCATCTTTTAATACTTCCATGAACACTGGGTCAACTACAAGCCATCTACCTTGAGAGTCAACATTTTGTTGGTCAAGGAGTCTTGCCATACGAGCAATGACTGTTAATGGAAAAGTTGTACCAGCAGCAGGTGTCAAATCGGTTGCGCCCGGACCTCTTGGCTGAAGACCAATAGAGTTACTTGCAGAACCAGCAGTACCAGAACCATCAGTAAAATCAGAAGCATCTAACTTCATAGTAGCTAGAAGTTCATCAGAACCTGCAGTTGATACAGCTTTTGAACCGTTAATTGTGGTATTTGCGGTTTTAGCATTCTCATGTAAGTTGTCTTGCTTAAAACCACATAGATAACCAAGAACATCTTGGTCATACTGGTCAGCTAGTCTATAGGCTGCCCTATCACTAGCTAGTTGTCCAAAGTTCACATGACTGTGAGCTTCTTCGATATCGTCAACCTTAAATGCAAAGTAGTTAGCTTTGTCTATTGTAAGGCTAAAGTCTTCATCGTCAAGGTCTTGTGGTGTAATAGTTGTACCACGAGCGTACTCCTTAACGGTGATTTCAGGCTCTTTAATAATCTTGACGGTATCGCCCATATTTGCAATCTCTCCAAAGTAATCAGAGTTTGTGATTGCTTCAGCAACAGCACTCTTGCGGAACGCAAGCTGTACCTGTTTGCTGTAAATAATTGGCGAAAAATTACCGTTAGGAAGATTACCGTGGCCTGCAGCACTTGAAAATGCCATAGTACCATCTCCTTTTGGTTAAGTTTCAATTTTACACAGATACAAACTTAGTAGACTAATCAGAGGCCGATTCGCTATGGGTGCGTATTCATTTGGTTGGCCGACCAAAATTTCAACGGGCCATGCTCGTCAGGTAATCCGTAAGACTGACTGTTTGTGGGTAAGTGTACGAAAACTGCGCTTGTTATCATACACTTGTACATATAGTTATATTGAGCTATAACTATTTGTCAACACTTTTTTCTTTTGGTACTTCAATGAAATTCATATTCATACTAAAAGACCTTCGTTCACCTTTTGTGTAGAAAGGATAAACACAGTGAAACAATTGTGAAGGAAAAACATAAAAGTCACCAACTTGGGGTTTTATCAAAAAGTTGGTACAGCTATAACCTGCTGATGTACCGTTTGCAAATTGAATATGCCCATGTGAAGGATGGTGGTCTTTATAGTCCTCTTCCCATTCTTTTTCTATTCCATCAGGTAGTTTTAAATAACCAACGCATGATAAACGACAACTTGTATGAATATGCAAGGGATTATACTCTTGCTCAAACTGTCGCACAAACCATCCTGATACAATTTGTACTCCATAATTAAAATTTTCAGGGTCTAAAGTTTTAGCTCCCATTGAATTACGATATTCGCTATACGCTTGATATTTGCCTATAAACTGACCAACTCCTGCTTGTGCTATTTTAATTGTTTCTTCATCAAACTTTAACTCTTCTTTAACTTTACCAACTAAGTTGTTAGAATAGTCTTGTAGTTTATCTGACATGCGATTGTTTAGTTTTTCAACTAAATCAGTTGGCATTTTAAAATAGCCCATAGTCGGACCGAATGGAGCAAATAACTCCATATCCTTTTGTGGTTTATATATTACACTCATCTTGCTGACCCCGATATATCATAAATAAATTTTCCAGAACGAATAGCTTCCATAATTTCATCTGACTTTTTTTCATATTCTTTTGCAGACATTTTTTGTACATCAGATTCTTTTATATACGAGGATGCTTCATTTGTCTGTGGTACTTGTCGTGCCTTCGTAGCCACAGCTTCAGCAGCACCTTTAGACGTTTTCGTAGTTTTTTTGTTATCACCTAATATACCTTTGTCAGCTTTATATAAGTCTATCGCTCTTGATGCAGACATAGCATCATTATCGTTTTCGTACAAAGCATTCTGAACCCACTGTGGTTGTTTTTCCGCCCACTCATGAAACTCATCACTATCTCTAATTGTACTAAAGTCAGGATGAAGTTGCATTAGTTCAGCTTCAGCTTTTTCTTTTTGAGCAGACAATTGCATATCGTCAATAGCTTTCATTTTTTCTTCAAGAGCTTTTGATTGCTCTTTAGCTTTTTTGATAGCTATTGTTTCTACAATACCTGCTACATCAGGGTATTCTTTTATCCAAGCGTCAAGGTCGGCATCTGACTTTGGAAGTTTCATTTCTTTCTTCGTTGCCGCAGAAAGTTGTTGTTTTAAAGAATCAATCTCACCTTGAAATTGTTTTTCTTTTTCTTGAACATGTCTACGCAAATCACCGTACCGTTTTTTAAAAGTACGTTCCTCTGCGGTTTCAGGTTCTTTTTCTTCAGGTTCAGCAGGTGGGGTTTCCGTTTCCGCCTTTTGTTCCTCTAACATTTGTTTTAGCTCTTCCTCGTCTTTCTTAATCTTATCGTCACGAGAATATGGGCGCGATACAAATGCTACTTTTTTATTTGGCTTTGCTTCCGCAGCCAATACCGTATCATTCATGATTTACTCCTTACTAGGGCCACCGTAGCCGTGTGGGGGATGGGTAGCTAGTTGCTTGACAAATTTACCGTGTTGTCAATTCACGGATAGGGTTTAACCCCTAATCCCTTTTTATTTCTTCTTTGTTTCTTTTTTGGTTTTGATTTAGATGCTAAACCACCTTGTTCAAATCCTCCTGTAAAACCGTAGTCTGTTGTTCTAAATGTTGGTGTGTAGGATGTTCCTGCAGGCGGTGTATATACTGGGGTAAAAGAAGAACTAGACTTTTTATTAGAAACATTACTTGAAACTGGAGTATTACCAAATGAAAAAGATGAACTTGATTTATTATCATCAAATCCAGACGCTTTCATTACTCCTCCAATACTAGAAGTATCTACATATGATGGTGCGCTAAAATCATCATCATCGTCATCATCGTCTTGTTGATATATGCTTTTTACTGTTGAGGTGGCAATATCTTGCGCTTTATCACTCTCTAATCCTTGACTCATTAAGTTCATTTTCTCTTTTTGTATTGCTGCTGATGTGGCAATATCTTGCGCTTTATCACTTTCTAATCCTTGACTCATTAAGTTTAGTTTCTCTTTTTGTATTGCTGCCATTTCCGCTTCTTTTTCTTTATTTTTCTTGTATTGTTCTCCAGCATTTTGAACAGTTATACCACCTGTTGCGGTTTCAACTTCACTTTCTTTAGCTCCTCCTCCTAATAAATTATTAACAGCATCTGCTACAAAATCTGCACCTTTTTTCAATGCATCAAGAAGGAATATACCCGATGTTCCTAATCTACCATCTTCTTTTGCATCTTCATAGACACTCTTAATATATGCATTATCTTCGGCTGTTAGTTCTTGACCTGTCATAACTTTTAATTCTTTACCTACAAGTTTTAATCTATCAGTTAATGGTAAGTCATAATAATCTTGTAAAGAACCAAATGCTCCTGAACCTTTTAATCTACCATAAGATACTAATAGTGCGTTGTAATTATCGGCAGGCATACCTATAGGTTTACCATTTGATTTTAGTATTATAGCATCTTCATTATCTTTATACAAGTCTAAAAGTTCTTGTGCTGATTTTATTTCAGGCATAGAAGGACCATCGTCATCGTCTTGTCTAACACTTGTTTGACCAACAACTCCTGTACCTACATCGGCACTTGTATCATCTGTAGGTGTAGATGGTGTGGATGGGTCAGTTGGGTCATCTGTTACTGGGTCTACATCTTTGACATCTTCACGTACATATGGTACGTAGCCTTCTGGTATTTCAGATGCAGGTTTACCATCTATAATTCTAATTTGAATAATAGAAGAAGGTCCTATCTCTGGATTATAATATTCTTTATATACACCACCCAGCAACGTTCCAAAATCTAACGGTCCGAGAGTAGGTGCAATAGGTGCTTGTGGTACAACTGGTTGAATATACTGAACAGGTGCAATACCACCATACGTGTAAGGTGATTGTGGTATGCTAGGTGTTTGGCTATAATTAGCAAACTGAGAAGGAACTTGAAAGGTATTTGTAGATGGAGCATTATATTGTACGGGTGGTATAGAACCACCTAAGTTTAATTCTAATTGTCCATCATCTTCCATAATTAAATCATCAGATGAAAAAGGAATATTGTCAGGTAAAATAGCTTCATCACTATTACCCATTTGCCCCATGTCCTCCATCTTTTGAAGACCACGTTTGGCTTCTTGTCGTAGTTTCATTAGAGTTTCTAAACCCCAATATCTTACAACATCGGCAGGAAAAACAAATTCACCTTCGCTGAGTTTGGCATCAATGTCATCTCTAACTTCTTCTTGTAAAGAACCTGACGGTACATCATTACCCGATACTGGGTCTATTGTACCACCCTCATCTTTTAAACCACCTTCATTGAAAAGTTCCATCTGTTTATTTAGTGCCATTGACTTCATCCTTCATATATTTAAATTTACGTAAGACAGCAATTGCACCTTGACTTCGGTGCATTAAAATTAAATTATCAGATTGCTCTAAAGCTTTTTGTTGTTGTTCAATTAAAACGTCTAAGTAACTATTGAACGCTTCCCACTGTTCCTTGTTGTTCACCAGCGGCTTGAGCTTGCTGAGTATTTGCTTGTTCATTTCCTGTAAACCCTCTTTCGTTTGGCACTGGTGCTTGTCCAACACCTATAGTTCCACCACCTGTTCCCGTTGGGTCATTGGCATCTGCACCTGCTACTGGCTGTTGGGGCTGTGCAGGAGTTTGAAACTGTTTCATAAGTTCAGCTTGTAGTGCAGCTTCACTCATGTTGTTCGTTACTTTTTCAGGGTCTAGTCCAAGTGACTTGGCTATTTCTCTTATTACATATTGAAACTTTGCAAATGGCGCAAGAGCAGGATTACTCGCTACACCTAAGAATTGCATAAGCCTTTGACTACGAACTTCGTTTGCCATTAGACTTTCTGTTCCACGTGCTTTAACTTCTAAGTCACCTTTAATGCTTGGGTCAAAATCAAACTGCATATTGAATCTAAATAAACCTTCACCCAACGGTCTAAGTAAATAATCATCTATATTTTTAATAACAGTTTTAACACCACCTGATGCTGCATTCATTAACATTGATATACCACTTGCTGTTCGTCCAACACCTGATACACCTGTTTGTCCATGAGCAAAAGATGGAAAGCCTGTTGACTCGTCTGATAGCTGTCTTGCTTTATCAAACAACATCATATTTTCAGAACTTACAT